TTGGTGCTTCATATAAAATAATAAAAACAGATGAACTCATGAAGAAAGGTCATCTGGCAAAATTGAATATCAATATACTTCTATTGAAACACTCACCGAATAAGTTTGAAACATTTGAGGATGAGATCCAATATATTATCAGTCATAATCGTCGAAATAACTTTATTAAAAATCTTGCATTAGATTTAAAAGGCAATACTTTGATACTATATGCAAGAGTTGAGGGGCACGGTCAACCACTTTTTGATTTAATAAATAATAATAAATCAGATGATCGTCAAGTATTTTTCATACATGGCGGGGTTGAAACAGAAAATCGAGAAAAGGTTCGTGAGATTGCAGAGAGTGAAAACAATGCCATTATCGTTGCCTCTTACGGCACCTTCTCAACTGGAATTAACATTAAGAACCTTCATAATGTAATCTTTGCTTCACCCTCCAAATCTAGAATTCGTAATCTTCAGTCAATCGGTAGAGTTCTCCGAAAGGGAGACAAGAAATCGAAGGCAACTCTATATGATATTGCTGATGATATTTCTTATAAATCAAGAAAAAACTACACATTAAATCATTTAATTGAAAGAATTAAGGTTTACAACCAAGAGAACTTCAATTATGATATAGTTAACATACCACTGAAAAACTAATGGGCGAAGAGTTCTACGCTATTATTAAACTAACATCTGGGGAGGAAATCCTTTCAGTGGTTTGTGTTGACGAATCAGAAGACGAAGCAGTTATAATTCTAAACAATCCTGTGACTATGAAGTATATTAATCATCCAGGTATGAGATCTCTAGTCAAGGTCAAACCTTGGTTAGAACTCTCAGATCAAGATATATTTGTAATACGTCAAGATAAAATTATTACAATGACTGAAACTCAAGATGCTAAACTTATATCAGTTTATGATCAATTTATAAGTGATATGGATGATGATAATATTATAATTCCAGAAAACGGTCAGGTCGGACTCTCGACTCAAATGGGATACCTATCAAATGTAGATGATGCTCGTGAGTATCTCGAAAGTATATACAATAATAATATTAAAGAAAGCTAGCTATTATTACCCTTGAACCTCTACAAAGGTTATTGTACACATATTACACCCACTTGTCAAGCTCTGAAAATATGGTATAATAAAATATAGTTATACGGGAAAAGCAATGTCATGCCAAAAAAGAAGTCCGAACACTATGTAAATAACAAAGAACTCTTACAAGCACTAATCGTATACAGGGAAAAGGTTGCTCATGCAAAGGAGAATGATCTACCAAAACCACGTATCACGAATTATCTTGGAGAGTGTTTTTTGAAGATTGCAACACATTTGTCATATAAACCTAACTTTGTTAATTACATGTTTCGTGATGATATGATATCAGATGGTATTGAGAACTGCGTTCAATACATTCATAACTTCGATCCAGAGAAGTCTAAAAACCCATTTGCTTACTTTACTCAAATCATTCACTATGCTTTTCTACGTCGTATTCAGAAGGAAAAGAAGCAATTAGATATTAAGACTAAAATTATAGAGAGAACTGGATTTGATGAAGTCATGAAGGTTGACGATAATTCTCTGTCAGGTGATAGTTCAGAATATAACACAATTAAAGATAACATACAATACAAGTCTTCCAATAGATGAGAGTCGCTGTAATTACTGATACCCACTATGGTGCAAGAAAGGGGTCAACACATCTTCACAACTACTTCCAGTTGTTTTATGATAATATTTTCTTTCCAACTTTAGAAAGAGAAAAAATTGATACTGTCATTCATATGGGTGACATATTTGATAGTCGAAAGTCAATTGACTATCAGAGTTTAGAGTGGGCAAAGCAAGTTGTATTTGAACCATTGAGAAAGTATAAGGTGTATGCCATTACAGGTAATCATGATTGTTACTATAAAAATACTAATCATGTCAATTCACCAGAACTTTTATTAAACGATTACTCAAATATATCAACCTTTTCAAAGGCAACAGAAATTAATATTGATGGATTAGATATTCTTCTTTTACCTTGGATTAACTCTGAAAACTATGATGAGAGTCTTGAAGCGATTCAAAACTCAAAGTCTAAAGTTGCAATGGGTCATCTTGAGATCAATGGATTCAAAGCAACTCGTGGACATATGATGGAAGATGGTATGGATACAGATGTCTTCAGTAAGTTTAACGCTGTTTACTCTGGTCATTTTCATACTCGATCTACTGATGGAAAGATAAACTATCTTGGAAATCCATATGAAATGTATTGGAATGATGTGAATGATACAAGAGGATTTCATATTTTTGATACGGATACCATCACTCATGCTCCAATTAATAATCCTTATAAATTATTCTATAACGTGTATTATGAAGATACTCCCTATCAGACCTTTGATTCAACACCATATGAAAACAAAATAGTTAAGGTTATTGTTCGTAAAAAAACAAATCCAAAACAATTCCAAAAATTTATTGATAAGTTATATGCAACTGGAATTCAAGATCTTAAAATCATTGAGAACTTTGAATTGATTGAAGGTGAAGATTTTGAAATGGATGAAGATGAGAATACATTATCTTTACTGAATCGTTACATTGATGAGTCAGAGTTTCATCTTGATAAGAATATTATAAAGGGAATCTTCCAAGATTTATATCGACAAGCTTGCGAGGTAGAGTAATGTTTCTCCTAACACTACATGACAAAAGAGAAGAAGGAGCATATGCTGTTCAAGACCATCAAGGGGATAAGGTCTTATTTCTCTTTGAAGAGGAGGATGATGCAACTCGCTATGCAATGCAGTTAAATGAAGACGAACATCAGATCAAAAGAATGGATGTAATAGAAGTTGATGATGAGCTTGCATTAATGACTTGTAAGAGGTATAATTACAAATATGCAGTAATTACTCCCAACGATATCGTAATACCACCAAAAAATGCTAACCTTCAAAAAGATTAAGTGGAAAAATTTTCTCTCAACAGGAGATCATTGGACAGAAGTAAATTTTCAAGATAGTCACACTAACATCGTTATTGGAACAAATGGTGCTGGAAAATCCACTATGTTGGATGCTTTGACCTTTGTTCTTTTTAATAAACCATTTCGTAAGATCACTAAATCACAGTTGGTGAATACAGTAAATGAGAAAGATTGCTGTGTTGAGATTGAATTTACTGTCAATAGTCGTGATTACTTGGTAAGAAGATCAATCAAACCAAACAAGTTTGATATTGAAGTCAATGGTAATCCATTGCATAAACAATCAGATGATAGAGCAAATCAAAGATTATTAGAAGAGAGTATATTAAAAGTTAATTATAAGTCATTTACACAGATTGTGATATTAGGTAGTAGTACATTCGTTCCATTTATGCAACTGTCAAGTTCAGTTCGTAGAGATGTGATCGAGGATCTATTAGACATTCGTATTTTTTCTGCGATGAATAATTTGATCAAAGAAAGAATGAGAGAAAAGAAAGAGCAAATTAGATCTCTTAATTTAAAGAAGGATAATTTTAAAGATAAAATTGAGATGCAAAACAATTTTATTAAAGAAATTAAAGAGCAAAGTAAGAATACAATTGATTTAAATAAAAATAAAGTCAATCTCCTTATCAAGGAATCTGATGATTATCTATTGGCAAATACTGATAAGGAAAATATTGTTTCTGGTCTAATTAAAGATCAGGAAAAACTGACAGGATCAGGAGAAAAATTAGCAAAGCTTAATAATCTCAAAGGTAAAATATCTCAAAAGGTATCGACCATTACGAAAGAGCATAAGTTCTTCACAGATAACACGGTTTGCCCTACATGTACTCAACATATAGAAGAAGATTTTCGTTTAAATAGAATTAATGACGTTCAATCCAAGGCAAAAGAACTCAAGCAAGGTTACGAAGACCTTAAAAAAACTATAGATTCTGAAAAGGAAAAAGAACGTCAATTCACTAAACTATCAAAGGAGATTACTAAACTTACACATGAAATTTCTCAAAACAACACTCGTGTATCTTTCAACCAAAAACAAGTCAGGGAACTTGAATCAGAAATTCAAACAATTACCGAAAGAATTAAAAACAGAAATACTGAAAATGAGAAATTAGTAGAGTTTAAAACAAGTCTTCAGAAAACAGTTGATGAATTGTCAGATCGTAGAGAAGATATCGCACACTATGATTTTGCATATTCCCTTTTAAAAGATGATGGTGTCAAGACTAAAATAATTAAAAAGTATCTACCATTTATTAATCAACAGGTAAATCGTTACCTACAGTTGATGGATTTCTATATCAATTTTACTCTCAATGAAGAGTTTACAGAAACTGTAAAGTCACCAATACATGAAGACTTCTCTTATTCATCATTCAGTGAAGGTGAGAAGATGCGTATTGACTTGGCATTACTCTTTACATGGAGAGAAGTAGCAAGAGTCAAGAACTCTGTAAACACCAATCTATTAATAATGGATGAAGTATTTGATTCATCTCTTGATGGATTTGGTGTAGATGAGTTTCTAAAAATAATCCGTTATATTATAAAGGATGCAAATATTTTTGTTATATCTCATAAAACAGAACTTCATGATAAGTTTGATAACTGCATTAAGTTTGATAAAGTAAAAGGATTCAGTAAAATTGTGAAATGAAAATTTTAGTAACAGGACATAAAGGATTTATTGGTAGTCATGTATATGAATACTTTACAGATCTTGGATTTGATGTTGATGGATACGATAGACCAGATGATCTGGGAGATTTTAAAACAGATAAAATCTATGATGTAGTTATACATCTTGCTGCAAATGCTGCAATACGTGAGGCAGTTGCAAATCCAGATTTATTTTGGGAAAACAATGTAGAAAAATCTAAACCCATCTTTGATTATTGTAGAGATAATAATGTTAGATGTTTATATGCAAGTTCTGCTGCTGTGTATGAGTGGTGGATTAATGCTTATGGTATTAGTAAAAAAGTAAATGAAGTACAAGCACCACCGAATAGTGTGGGTATGAGATTCTTTAATGTGTATGCAGAGAGAGTGAGTCGCACTGATATGTTATATCGTATGTTAGAAGATAAAACTGCTACCTATCTTACAAGACATAAAAGAGATTGGATTCATGTAGATGATATTGTATCTGCCATTGCAACTTTGATTCCTAGCAGTTATACTGGTGTATTAGATGTCGGCACTGGAGATCCTGTATCTGTCATTGATCTGGCAACTAAAATGGGTATGGGTCATCTACCAATCAAAGAAGATACACCAGGTGAAAGAGATATCACATGTGCTGATCCTTCAAAGTTAATGGAATTAGGATGGAGACCAACCATAAATATTCTTGATACCGTTAAGACCAATGAAAGTCCCTAACTGGCAACACCATTCTAAAAAAGAAAAGAAGCGACACTTGAAACCACAGGCATTGCGTCAAGCAAGGAAACGTCGTGGACAATTAATAAAGTGTCTACTAGACCGCCCATCGAGGCGGTTTCGTTGTTATTATAGGTATATCAGATAAAGATTCATGACTACTACCTTAAACGAAATCAAATCACAACTTGCAAAACTACTTGCTACAGAAGATCTAATTGTAGAACATAAACCAGTTGAGACAGCATCATTCAATGTCAGTTCTCGTGTACTTACTCTTCCAGTATGGGATGCAAGTGAGAACGTATATGATATGCTTGTAAGTCATGAGGTTTCTCATGCACTCTACACTCCTGATATCGAGTGGTACAAAGATCGTCAGATCAATCCTAGTTTTGTAAACATTGTAGAAGATGCTCGTGTAGAGAAGTTAATGAAGCGTAGATATGCAGGTATATCAAAAACATTTTTCAATGGTTATCAGGAATTATCAGACAAAGATTTCTTTGGTATCGAACTCAAAGATATTGATGAAATGAATCTTGCAGATAAGATCAATTTATATTTCAAGATTGGTAATTTCGTTGACATTGATTTCACAGTTGAGGAAGAGATATATCGTAGTCAGGTTGAGAAGGCAGAAACATTTGAGGATACACTTGATGCAGCAGAAGCACTCTTCAAATATTGCCAAGCAAAACTAGAAGAGAAGAAAGAGCAGGAAAAGTTAGACATGGAATCTGCAGAAGGTGATTCTATTGATGATGTTGATAACAATGGATCAGATACTACAGATGAGCAAGGTAGTAGTGAAGAAGAGGGAGAACTAGCACAAGGAGTTAAACCAACTGAAGATGAAGAAGGTAGTACAGAAGAACAGAGTGCACCATCAGGTGGATCAACTGGTGGTCTTGAGGTTGAAACTGCAGACTCTCTTGAGGAAGCAATCAAGAATCTTGCACAAACAAATGCCAGAGAGACAGTGTATTGGGAAATACCACAAGTGGATCTTAAGAGAATCATTATATCAAATGAAACTATTCATGAATTATGTGATACGCAGTTTGCCGAAGATGAGGTTCGGTTTGAAGAAATGGTAAAAGCACAAAAACTTAAGTATCCAGATTTTGACTACTACAAAGAATCATCTTGGAACTATGATAAAACAGTTGATGCTGATGCAACTTTTGTGAAGTTCAAAAGATCTGCACAGAAAGAAGTCAACTATCTTGTCAAAGAGTTTGAGTGTAAGAAATCTGCATCTGCATATGCTCGTGCTACTACTTCTAGAACTGGTGTTCTTGACACATCCAGACTTCATACTTACAAGTA